ACACATCAAGCCCTGTCGTAGCGTCGAAGTAAAGTCCGTTCATCTCGTGCGATACGTCTCGCGACGTAAACGCATACACTGCGGCATCTCGACGTGTTATCACGAGCCCTTCCGCAATAGGAAGCCTGCCTCCCTGAAGCGTTGTTGCTAACTCGGCGGAAATTGTTTTCATTCTTCCCGAATCTCCTCGAGACGCACCGCAGGACCTGCAAAGAAACGCGCTTCCGCAGGACCCGCGACAACAAGCTCCCAGTTAATCTTATCCTCTGCGAAATGCACAGGCACGTAAGAACGTCCGCTCCACGACACAGTCGTAGGATCAGGGTCGGAGGGAATCGTCACTACGCCTGTCTCTTCATCGAGCGTATACGACATCTCTTCTACATCAGAAATGAATAAACGAAAGGGCGATACCTCAGGACGCGTGACAACTCTGTCATGTGTAAATGCGCCTCCTGCCACCGTCTTACGTTCGACAAGACGATACGTGTTGTCGCTTGACTCGTAATTGATTACGCGCCCTATTGAGCGCGGGATAATGCAATCGGCAGGGTCTTGTAACAGAAAACCGTATCCTCCTGCGTCTGTGTACTCGTACAATGCTTCCAACGTTCGCCATACATCGAGGTCAAGAGGAACAGTCCCAAATTCGTACATCCGTAACGACGTACTCCATCGTACTTGTATCTGCTTGAACCCTCCTACGTTCTGAGCACGTTTGTTATTACGCACCAGTTCGCCACGAACCGTCGCAGACCACAAATGATTAGGCGCAATGATATCTGCCAGTACAGGTATCCCGCTCATGCTGTTCCTCTTGTCGTGTGCCTGTTCACTTCGCGACCCGCGTCTACTGCGGCCTGCGCAACGGTTCTTCGATCGGTACCAGGTGCAAAGTTCTGTTGAATCATAATAGGCCGCATGCCTCCCGACGAGCTATTAGCGCGCGCTGTAACCACACGCTCTCCTTGATGCAATTCATACAGCCCTGTCTTAGGAACATAATCAACACCGCTCGCAAAAGACCCTAACACATTAGACGCTAACGATCCTATCGCGCCGATGCCTCCGCCCCCTCCTCCACCTCCACCTGCACTCGCTGCAGTCACAGATGCTGCGAACTCGGCACCTGCCGCAACAATAGACGCTGTAAACTCAACTCCTGCAGCAATTGTCTCTGCCGTAAACGACGTACTAGCAGACGTGATTCCGACTGTAAGCTCTGTGCTTGCAGCGGTCAGCGTTCCTGTAAACTGTGCGCTCGCTGCAGCAATCGTCGTCGAAAATTCAATTCCTGACGCTGTCACAGCAGTAGAGAAAGCTGCAGAGTCTAGTCCTTTCGCAGCGGATCCTGCTACCCCTGCTACCGCACCTCCAACATCACGCGAGATAACGGGGGCAGGCGCTTGCGTTCCCAGTGGGCTCGAAAAGAATGATCCGATCTTCTCTAGAAAGTTGCCGCTTCCTGCTAGCTCTGCCAAAGGGGCTGTGATGCGCTGCTTTACGAATATCCTGTTTATCTCTTCCTGAACAAACATCGAAAACGATTTGGCGTTAAGCTTACCTGTCGTGAAAAACTCCGTCAGCCCGTTCTCCATCTGATCGATAGTACGCGACGTTGCTTCCTGCGCCTGCTTCGATACATTCTTTGTATCGTTGATGTAATTCGTAAGCGCTTCGCGCGTTCCCGATATCCAGTTCTTTTGATCCTGCTCGATAGCTTTTGTGCGCTGACGATACAACTCAATCTCGCGCGTGTACGTTTCTTCGGCAAGCTTGATGTAGGTATCAAACGTGCTCTTTGTTATCTCATCGCGTCGCAACTCCCCTTGCAGCTTCTCGCGCTGCTCGCGCAGACGATCGGCAATCTCCTGCTCCGCTTGTTGCTGCTCTCTGAACTTCTCCCCTCGCCCTAATCCTGCTACTTCCGCAGCGTTACGGCGCTCTATGCTGCTAAGGTACTGTTCAGACGCTATCGTCGCGTCACGCAACGACCTAACGATAGCTTCGTTTGCTGCGCGCTCTTGTATTCCAAGTATTACGCGCTGCGCAACTGCATCCGCACGGAGTTTTGCAAGCGACGCCTCAGCATCCTCAATCTTTTTCTTGTTATCGAGTTCCTCTTTCGCTGCTTCCTTGCCTGTGAATGTTTCCTGCTTCAAGCGCGCGATGTGCTTCTCAAGCGCGTCCTCCTGCGCCCGTGTCAGCAGATCCACAAAGCCTATGCGTGACTCGTAATATTCTTTATCAGCAACGAGATTCGCCGACCGTAGAGCCTCGAGCACATTCTGTGTACGCCCATACGCATCGACTAGCAGATCGCCTTCCTGCTTAATGCGCGCAAGATCAAGAGCTAACTGGGACTTGTCTTCGCGTTCCTGCGTTTTGTCGATACGCTGTTTCTTAGGCTTCGGCGTAAACTTTTCGCGTATACGTTTTTCCAACTCGGGAGGAATCGGAGCGCCTTTCAAATCCTTGCGAAGCTTGTCGAGTTCCTCGTTCAACTTTTCGGTATCGGTCGCGTACTCTTTCATCCAGCTGTCGACCGTGCGTACGCGTCCTGCCGCTTGAATGTCATCTTGCGCCGCCTTAGCTTTCAGCGTGCGCGCAGTCAGCTTCGTATACTGATCGGCAAGTCCGAGTATCTGTCCTTGCAACGCCTTCGTGTCGCCTTTGCCTTCAGCCAGCACGCCTTGCAGAATTTTAATCTGCCCTAATACTTCTCCTGCCTTCGCGGCTGCTTCGGCTGTCGCAGGATCCGCACCATTAAACGCGGTAGGATTAGAGAGCGCTGCGATACGTCGCGCTTCGAGCTTCGCTATCTGCTTATCGAGATCCGCGAGTATTTGATCCGTCGTTTTAGCGGACGAGTCAGCCGCTTTGTTTGCTGCATCGGCTGCACTTGTACCAAATAACGTCCATGCTGTAGCGCCAAGTGTCAGCACAGTGATCAACGCGCTTACAGGCCCTCCTAAAAATCGTATCGTTCCCGTCAACAATCTAGCAGCAGTATTCGTGCGCTGTAACGCGGCTGCGCTTGCCACTGCTGCCGTCGTTGATGCAGCCATTGCTCCTGCAAGCGTAGCTTCCGCTGCTGCTAGTTCGAGACGTAATCGAGTCTGCTGCTGTCCCAGTGTGACAAGCTGTGCCATCGCTGCGCTTTGCGCTGCGGTAGCTTGCGCATGCGCTAAGGTTGCAGCAGCATTCGCACGCATTGCGGCTGATTGAACACCCATCGCGTTAGTTGCAGCTAGAGTAGCTTGCGCACGCGTCATCTCTGCTTGCGCGGCTGCGAGCTTCGCGGCTACGCTCGCGCGCTCAGCTACTACAGCATCAAGCGTTGCTTTCGTGTCTGCAATTTTAGCTGTAAACGCCGCACGATCGGCTGCAGCGGAAGCTGCAGTAGCTGCAATCAAGCTTCGCTGTGCTGCTTGTTCTTGCCACATAGCGTCTGCTGACGCCAACACAGCTATCGTCTTTGTCTTAAATGATAATGCAATATCAGCGGCCCATCGCGTAAGTTTAAGCGTGATTAAGCCTGCAGCCGCAGCAGCAACTAGATTCAGATTGTCAGCAAGCGTCACAACGATGTCACGAAATGCTGCTACTGCGGATCCTGCCGTCGCTTGAGTACCTACAAAATCTACTACGCTATTACGCAGCACAACAAGCGCACCAGACAACGTCGTAACGTTCTTCGCTTCTTCGCGCAGGTCTTTCAATGCGCCAGGAATTGCAACTGCGAGAACCTCAGACGTGAGTTTCCCCTGCGACGCCATCTCACGTAAGGCACCTACAGGGACTCCTATCCCTTCAGCAATCGCTTGCATCAAACGCGGAGCCGCTTCATTGACCGCGTTGAATTCTTCGCCTCGCAACACGCCGGAACCGAACGCTTGCGACAACTGCAGCACTGCGGACGCGGATTCCTTAGCCGTCGATCCGCTGACACGAAGCGCGAGAGCAACAGACTCCGTGATATCACTGACCTTCTGCTGCGATAGACCTAACTCCGTAGTGTTCTTTGCGATACGCGCATACAGTATACCGACTTGCTCGAGGCTCACTTGACCTGTTCGCGCGATGTTTCGTACCTTGTCTAGATTCTGTGCGAATTCCTGCTGTGAATTCGATGCGAGACGAAGCTGCACCGTAAACTTAGTGTATTCATCGACGAGCGTAATAAGCTGCGCCGACGTTGTAATAAACCCGACCGTCAAGCCTACCTGTGCAAGCGAGAACCCTCGCGTTGCTGCGGCTCCCTGCGCTTGCGAGTCACGGAATTTCAACGCTGCGTCAGCGGCGCGTAGCTGCGCATCCGACGCGCCTTTGAACGCGAGTTTGAATAGATCCGTATCGCGCGCAGATCGCCCTATAAGCGCATTCTGTAAATGCAAACGCCCGATATAGTTATCTATCGAGCGTGAAGCGGCAGTACTCGTCTTGACCTGCCCATCGCCTAGTTCGCGTAAACTACGTTTTGATTCTTCAATCGTTGCTCGCAGCTTACGCGCATCGGCTGAAATCTCAATTACGCCACGCCCGATAACGTCTGCCATTATCTCTTCTCCGCCATCTTCAGTAACGCCGCTTCTTCCATAATGCGTATCGATTCGAACACGTCTTCCCACTCGTTCTTATCGACTTGCTTTATGCTGAGAACTATAGGCAACACGTTGTAATCGAGCCCCGTAGCTCCGTAACCCGCTGATCGCCATTGCGTCGTCATCGATATAAAGACGTTTACGGCAACTATGTTATCGGGCCATATCGAAGCTTGAGGCGTTACATCGGCAACCGTCAGTCCAAACTTGTGTAGCTCCGCTGCGTCAGGCGCTGGAGTGTACAGCGCCCGCGCAACGGCCTTCAGTTTCCCTGCCGAGCCTTTGTCAATTCTTCCAAGTACTTGTTGTACACCGCCCCTGCTGCTCCAATCCGAACCTCGAGCAGCCGTTCCACGTTCTCACGCGTAAAGGGAAGATTATCGATATCCCAGGAAGTAACCATATCGAGAAACGATTCAACATCGCTATGCTCGTGTCGGGTATCGACGAACGCGGTCAACTCTTTACGCGTTCGGTATTTGAACGTTATAGAGATAACGTCCGCACGTCCTTCGCCTGCGACCGGAATTTCCACCTTCGCCACGAAGGTGGGTTCCGGCTCTAGATTGAGCTTTGCCATTTGCGTTCGTTATTAGGAGGTGTAACGAACGGGGTCAGCTTCAAGCGACAGAGTTACCGTCACAGCCATGATTTCGTTCACGGTGAGTGTCGGAATCTTGTTCAGCGTGATGCGTGCGTTGTAGAAAATCAACGCGCCAGACGGCAACGTCACACGCACAGCACGCGGAAGCCGATCCTCGTTCGCTTCGTCGCACAGCAAGTACCCTGCAAGCGCCGGGTCGTCAGCGATGCTGAACTCGATACCTGATGCACTCTTCACAGTCGGCAAGCGTTTCTGCGCGTCTGCTTCGAGAAACTGGTATTCGGTGTACTGCTGATCGCCGCCTTCCGACGAAGAAGTCAGAATCTGCTGCAACTGCGTCCACGTCAGAATCTCACGCAGCGTGCCGACGCCTTGCCCTGCAGGATACCGTTGCGTCGATAAAGTGTTGATGTCTTCCAACGTGATGTCGTTCGTGGCAACAAGACCTACGCGTGCAATCTTACCTGTCAATCGCGACCACCCCGACGTAATTTCTACGATGTCGTTCAAGATGATACCGTGCGACGAGGAGATAGTAGCGACAGCTTCGGCCGCATTCGACAACGCATCGATATCAGTAACGTCGCCGTACGACGCTGCGATTTCGATGATACTTCCGTTAGGAAGCTGAACAGCCGTGAGCAGCATGCCTGTGCTAGACATGTACGACTGAATGGCGCGGTGCAGAGGTTCCAACAGTGCAGCAACAAATGAGACGAACGCGAGCACGATACTTTTCATGTCTATTACCTTTCCGTTTTCAAGAAAAACACCGTAACGAGTACGGCCAAAAGAGCCTGGTCAGAAACCAAGCGCTGCACTGCCCTTTACAGGCAATTCAGTTCTAACCGGTCCAGATGCTAAAGTCTTGCATCGAACCGTATAACTTTGTGTCTTCCTCATACGTAGCCACAAATCCGCTCAACGCCGTTGCGCGAAGTTGGGTGAACGCCCTCAATGCTGCTGAAGCGTCGCGCATAAGCTGATTTGCAGCGTCACGACGACGATCCCAGCAATTGATTTGCACGTGGGCGTTCTCAAGCGACGGCGCGCTGCCGTCAAGAAAGTTTGTCGACTGCCCGCCGACAAACTGAAACGTAA